TATCAGACCCAAGCAACAGATTATCATTGACGGCATAGACCAAATCTTGGCCTACAACGACATCAGCCTCAACTTGTACTTTAAGACCCTTCAGCCTTTAGAGTTCACCGAAACGGAGGTACAAGATGCAGAGGTGGTAGAAGAAGCAACAGGCGTTAAAACAGAAGACATTGAAACCGTGCAAGTGAGCGAAGCCAACGAAGACTTAATCAAAAAGGATGCATCGTACAACGGAGCGCAGATTGCAAGCTCTTTGCAGATTATGCAGAGCGTAAAGGATGGCGTTCTAACGATTGACCAAGCAATCACGTTCTTGGTGCAGATGCTTCAGTTTGACCCCGATGTAGCAAAGGGATTGTTTTCTGGCAATGCTGCAAATATCATCTCCCAGATGAAGGCGCAGAAGAAGGTCAAACTTGCAAAGAAAGATGACCGCCCCTTCTTGCGTGATGAGCTTGCGGCAGAGTTGCTACTGAACATTGAGAGTCTAGGCGAAAGCGAGGAGGAGCTGATGCAGGACTTTGACCTAATCACGGCAGAGCTTGTTGAAGATGAAGGAGCAGAATACGATGTAGAGGCATACCTCAACTCACGCACCGACCTTGCAGCGCAGCAGGCAAGTGAGCAAGACACAGAGCGATACAAGGTTCGTTACTTCTACGCTAAAGGCACACGCAAACAACCCGAAGGTGAAAGCCGTTTGCTATGCCGCACGTTACTTTCCGCAGGGCGAGTCTACCGCATGGAGGATGTCGAGGCATTAAGTTCAAAAGGAGGAGCAGAAGCACAAGGTGAGCCGTATAGCGTATGGCTTTTCAAAGGCGGTGCTAACTGCCACCATCGTTGGGAGCGTAGAATCTACCGCAAGAAGCTAACCAAAGAGGGCAACATCTACGGAGGTGGCTCTTTGAACGGCACGGATATTATCAACGTGAACCAAGCTATTCGTATGGGATTCCGACCTATGCAGAATGACCCCCTCGTTGCTATCGCCCCTATTGAAACACCAACAAGAGGATATAAAAATTAAGAAATGGCAACGGCATTATTTATTAAAAGAGAGGACTTGGTTCGCAACACCGCGATTGGCGGTAACGTGGACACGGATAAGTTTATTCAGTTCATCAAGATAGCACAGGAGATACACATCCAAAACTATACAGGAACGCAACTATACGACAAGATTAGCACGGACATCACCAATAGCACTTTGGTAAATCCTTATTTAGATTTGGTTAATTTATACATTCAGCCAATGTTAATCCATTGGGCAACTGTGGAATATCTCCCCTTCGCAGCATACACTATCGGCAACGCAGGGGTGTTCAAGCACAACTCCGAGAATTCTACTACCGCAGAAAAGATTGAGGTTGACTATTTGGTGAACAAGGCGAGGGACTTGGCGCAGTACTACACCGACAGGTTTATCACTTATATGAGCTACAACCAAGCAACATTCCCCGAATACAACTCAAACAACAACGCTGACGTTTACCCCGATACTGACGCAAACTTTGCAAGTTGGGTGTTATGAGTGGTAAGAAACAGACATACACTCCGAAGCGTAGCAACATTGTGAAGTTAAAGAGTTATTTAGACAATGGGAGTTCAAGGCGATTGGGGACAAGGAGCAGCAAACAATGACATCTATTGGGGTCAAGCAGCAGCAACGAATAGTATCTCTTGGGGTATGGTTCAGCCATTGTCTTATGGTCATCCTACTACAAACCTATACGGCAACAACGAGCAAGGTGCTTGGCAGTTGATAGAAGAAATTTGGAATACTTGGAGTACAACTTGGGAATCATAAAATTATGGGAACAACATTAACGGGGACAACCCCACAGGACACATACGATAGCCTTATTAAGGTTACGGACAACGGGCCATTAAGCGGCTCACTCAAAGTTTTAAGCGATGGTTTGGGTAATGACTCTACATTGTCTTTGTCTACGACTGCTGCTTCTATCGCAGGAACTTTGGCAGTAACGGGCAACGCTACGTTTGACACGACTACTTTATTTGTAGATGCTGCCAATAACAAAGTGGGTATTGGTACTGCAACTCCGAACCAACCTTTGACTGTTGGAGCAACAAACGGATACCCTGTAATTGATTTTGAGAATAGCAACACCGCTTATGGCGATGTGGGTTTTCAGGTTGATAAGATGGTTTTGAGTGCTTACTCAAGCACACCGCTAACCTTTTGGACTAACTCTAACGAGCGTGTTCGCATCACCTCCGCAGGCAACGTAGGCATCGGCACGACTGCGCCAAACATTGGTGGTTATGTAGCAGGAAATACAGTTCTTACTATGGCACCATCGGGTGCTGATAAATTTAGCGTTCTTCAATTAAGCGGGAACAGAGGATTCGGAGGAAATCAAAACGGAAACATTGATTTTATCAATAGTGAAGGAACGGCAACCATAACTTCAAGAATATCTGCTATAAATGGTGCAAATGCTTTAGACGGCCAAATGGCTTTTGAAACACGAACATCAGCAGGTTCTTTAACCGAACGCTTCCGCATCACTAACAACGGGGTAACCTTCAACGGGGACACCGCAGCAGCCAACGCCCTTGATGACTACGAAGAAGGCACTTGGACTATGGGTTTCTCGTTTGGTGGTGCGTCTGTTGGTATGACTTATTCCCTAACTACGGGAACTTATACCAAGATAGGAAGGCAAGTTAGTGTGAGTGGATTACTGCGTTTGACCGCTAAAGGAAGTTCTACGGGTGACGCTCGTATTACGGGCTTGCCTTTCACGGTTGCCAACACAACAGGGAATTTGAGCGCATTAAGTTTTAGAATTCAAAATATAACTTTTACAAATCAATTTCAAGCGTACGCAGGAGCTAACAATACAACTATTGAATTAGAAGAAGTTACAATTTTAGGCGCTATGACCCCTATTACAGACGCTGACTTTGCAAACAATAGTGATATAGTGATTTCACTTACCTACTTCGTATAATAAATAAAACTAAACAAAATGATTGAAGAAGTAATCTACATCAGCGAATTCAACGTCAAATTAGACGGAACTATCGCAGTCCGCAAAACAACAGACGTTACCAAAGACGGAGCCGTTATCGCTTCATCTTATTGGCGCGTGGTGCTTGCAGTAAACGACCCTGCTGCCGATGAGGTATTGGGAGTTGATGGCTACTACCGCACCCTTGCCAACGATGCTTGGGCAATGATTCCAACGCCCGTAGTGGTTGAGGAAGTTGTTGTAGCAGCAGGCGAGTAAAGTATCTTTGGGAAAAATAAACCCAATGGAACATTTACAACAACGGCTTGATGCATTAAAGCAGCAAGAGGCGAATCTACTAATGCAATTAGATGAGGTTCGTGTCTTGGTATCTGCATACGAGAACACCCTTAACAAAGATGACAAAGGAGAGTGCTGATAGCGTAATCACGTCTTGGTCTTTGACAGGCACAGGGCTGCTTGTGAGCTACGTTCACCAAGCGTTAGGTTTGGCGGTTCTTGTAATCTCACTTGCCTACACCCTATGGAAGTGGCGCAGGGATTATCTGAAGGACAAAGGTGCTAATTGAGCGCATCTTCGGCAATCCGAAGACTACTCTACTTGGGCTGATTATTATCGGCCTTTGTTTTGTTTTGGTGTTTTACGAGAAGGCAACGCTCACGGAGTTGAGTGCATTTATGGTTGGTGCGTTTGCACTTATGTTTTTGAAAGACCCTAAAGACGATGGCAAAGCAACAGGCGGTAAGCCAACGAATAAGTAAGAGCAAGAAGCGAGGCAAGCATTCCAAGAGTGCATCTGCCAACAAAGCGAGTAAGAACTACTCCAAGCCCTACAAGTCGCAAGGGCGATGACAAAGAACTTTACCCTCGCAGAATTGACTGCTACAAAAACAGGGCTTCCTAACGCCTTACCCAAGCACTTGGAACCCAACCTCCGTGCGCTTGCAGAAAACGTCTTACAACCCACGAGAGATGCATTAGGTGCGGTGAAAGTAACGAGTGCATACCGCAGCCCTGCGGTGAATAGCAAAGTTGGGGGAGCAAAGACCTCGCAGCATACGCAAGGACAAGCTGCTGACCTAAAGTTTGATGGTGGCAATGATGTGTTGTTTCATTGGATTAAGGACAATTTAGACTTTGACCAACTCATTTGGGAATTTGGCAATGATACTGCGCCATCGTGGGTTCACGTTAGTTACTCAAGTAGCAAGAACCGAAAACAAATCCTAAAAGCAGTAAAGCACAATGGCAAAACTAAATACCTCCTCTTTTGATGAATGGCTTGACTCCCTTGAAACTAAACCCCATCCGACTTGCAATGTGGATTCTCCCGATGGCTGCGACTCTTGCGGTAGTTAGCAGTTGCGCTACTGTGAAACCAGTCCTGCAGAGTGTGATTGTAAAGGACACGGTAATTGTCACCAAGACAAAGTACCTAACCGACACTCTGGAACTTTACAAGGACACGACAATCTACCAAGACAAGGTACGGTTGCAGCTCCAGTACATAGACCGAAAGGTGTTCGTTGAAGCAACGTGCTTGCCCGACACCATCCGAGTCACACAGACCAAGATTCTAACGAAGGAGAAGAAGCAGAGGGGATGGACTTTTGAAGGTGCAACAGTTATGCTTGGACTTATCCTTGTCGCTGCGTACTTCATCAAGAAGTGGATAGACAAGCTCGTAGAGTAGGTTTATTTGGCTTCTGCTGCACTTAAATACTAAAATGGTATAAGTGTATGCCTTGAGGTATTTGGATGCGTTAAAACGCAACTTCTTTCTTTTTCTTTATTAAGTTTCTTTTTCTTTAAGTTGTTTGGTAAAGTTAAGAGTTGACTAACTACTAACTAATATCAACTTGAAAGTTGATTAAGTTAAGTAACTAACTAAGTTAACTATTCAACTTTGATAAAAAACAAAATAAAATTGACATACGCAAATTTTGTTAATAAATAATTCTATGAACGACCAAATTTTTATTTATTGGGATGATGTACCTTTGGCTAATGACACCAAAGTACTACATCGGCAAGACGTTGAAGATAGAGGCGAAGGATGTGGTGATGGACTTCCAACCAGATAATTACAATCTTGGAACTGCCCTCACCTACCTAATGCGTGCAGGCAAGAAACCTCACAACCCTATCTGCGATGACATCCGAAAGGCTATCGCTCACCTACAATTTGAATTAGAAAGACAAGATGAGCAACGAACAGTTAGCACAACAAGCGAAGGAATCAATGTCAAGTATGCAGTACTATACTAACCCTGCCAAGCGCAGGAAGATTGACTTTCTTTTAGAGGAGTGTGCCTCCGTGATGGCTAACTGCGAGTCCACATACAACGCTCGCCAACAGGCGAAGTACAAAGAACAAGAGCTGCTATTAGAAATCTCCAAGATTGACCTGCACTTTGCCATCCAATGCGGCTATCTGATACCAGACAACTGAAAACGTACAAGGTGGTAGTCGGCAAGGTTCCAAGCCTCAACGCCTTCTACGCATCAAAGCATTGGACAGTCCGAGCAAAGGCAAAGACCAAACATTGCCAAGAGGTAACGTTGCAACTAGCAGACTATGACTGCGAGCAGATAACGGATGTACAAATCCTCTGCAAGGTCAACTACCGCTACGATATTGACAATGCGATAATGGCGGTGAAGTTTGCTCTGGATGCATTCAAGACTTGGGGTGGCGTAAAGGATGACTCACGCACCTATGTCCAGTCGCTAAAGATGGTTCACGACAAATCAATTCCCAAAGACACGGCAGAAATAACCTTTACTGGTTTGTTGGTAACAGAATAAGTTGTATATTTGCATAACTTAAAACCAATCAGTTATGACTTTATCATTCTCACAAGACGTATACACCGAAATGGTGCAAGTGCAACAAGCACAAATCCAAGCACTACAAAACAAGATACAAGAGCTTCAAGCTCGTATTGATGTTTTGGAGCAGCAATCAATTTTATTTATCTAAAACCAATCTATTATGTCAAAAATTATTTCAATCACCCCAACAGGCCAATGGCAAGATTTATTCAAGCTTGAGGTTCGCTTCGACAATGGAGACTTCGGTACTGCCTTTGCCAAATCACAGACCCCTCCCTATGCCGTAGGTGAGGAGGTTGAGTACACCAAGAACGAAAAGGGAACGGTGAAAATCCAACGCCCGAATCCTTATGGTTCATCTACTGGTTCAAGCTACACCCCATCAGCCCCTAAAGGCAACGATGAGCGTTCCGCTTCTATCATCCGACAGGTTGCTTTGAAGTCTGCGGTGGAGTACGCTTGTGCTGCGCAACACGATGTCAATACCATCCTTGCCAACGCAGAGACGTTTAACGCTTGGATGACTGGGCAGAGCGCAGCTCCTGCATCACACACCGAGCATTTCGCAAATCGCAACGACCCTTTCTGATTGGTTTTTAATAGGTCGTTGTGTGAAGCCCCTCTACGGAGGGGTTTTTTTATGTCAACTATTTTGTTATATTTGCTAACCAATCAGAATCAATGATACACCCCGACCTACTATCTAACGAATCTTCGTTACCATACCTCCAGAGAGCCTTAAAAGGCAAGTACTACGACACGGGCAAGCTCGGTGTTTATGAAGTAGACCAGTACTTACGGCTGAAAGATGGGGAGTTTGTGGTGGTCGTAGGCCACGCTAACGTAGGCAAGACCCATACGCTGCTTTACCTTATGCTTTTGCAGTCGTATAACTTTGGCAAGAAGTGGCTGATATACTCCGCAGAGAACGAAGTGCCAAGCCTCAAGCGCAAGCTCATTGAGTTCCTAGTTTGCAAACCCATACAAGGGATTGATGAGGGTATGATGTACCGCAAGCTTGACTTCATCAACGAGTACTTCCAGTTCATAGACGGCAACAGGCTATTCACCGCCTTTGAACTTCTTGAGGTAATGAACTCCATCAAGAACGAATGGAACTACACAGGGGCTTTAATAGACCCATACAATTCCCTATCAACAGACCAAAAGAAATTAGGCAAGACAGGGATGCACGAATACCACTACGAGGTAGCCTCTGCGCTTCGGGTATTCGCCCACCAAAACAACGTCACCACAATAGTCAACGCTCACCCCGTAACCGAAGCAATGCGCAAGACATTCTACAAAGGCCACAAGTACGAGGGGATGGCGATGCCGCCAAACACATCAGACATTGAAGGTGGCGGTAAGTGGGGCAACAGGTCGGACTGTGTAATCGTGATTCACCGCTTTGCGGCTCACGAGCAAGATTGGATATACACGCACATCCACGTTAGGAAGGTCAAGGAGATGGAATCTGGAGGGCGCATCACGCCCCTTGAAACTCCCTTAATACTTCAGAGCGTATTAGGTAATGTTGGCTTTGTGATAAACGGGCGTAACTTGCTGCCAATAAAATTAGATGAAACCCCTGCGAGCGATGTACCCTTCTGATGACTCACACGACCTCTACATTCGCGAAAAGCAGTTGATGCTTGCAGGTACTGCGATGTGGCTAGCGAAGCAAGCAGCAGACAAGGCAAACGGCAGAGAGGTACAGGATGACCTACTTCACCACGTTATGTCTTGCCACTACGCAGACCTCCTCTTGCAGCAGTTTATTGACTACCGCCAGTTCACCGAAGGCAAGATGAACGAGATGTACCTTGCCAACGCCAAGCTGCGAGTAGATAGCGAGGAGATGCACTACGAGATACAACGCCTGCAACAGATAATAGAGAACAACCTATGAGGCAGATATTCTCACCCTTTCAGAAGTACGAATGCTTTGCAGTAGGTGGGGTGGACTACCTCGTGATTGACTACACCATAATCCAAGACAAGGATGACAATTTAGTGGAATGGGCAAGTGAGATGAAATTCAAAAGACTTTCAGACCACAAGCACTACACTATGCCAATCGCCAAAATAATAACCAATCATAAAGAGGGCAGAGCAAAACTCTGTAAATGCAAATGAGACCATTTGAAATACGCCAACTAAAAGTATCTAAAGAGCAATACTATGCCCGTCTTGGGTTCCAAGACAACGGCAGCCGTG